AATGTCGGGAAGTTTTGTTGGGAAGCATACTCCTCGGATAGATAGCTATCCCCGTCAGGGGTATAGCGGCTATCCGGGTGCGTTGTCTCCTAACAACTCTCTCAACTCTGGACCTGCTTTCATTTGGATGAGAGGCTATACGTCTTATCAGACGGCTAACTTCAAACGAGTGAAGCAACGCGATCTGCCCGCAAACGTGTTCTACAGTTACACCTTCGTTCTGAAGGATAGCCGTGGACAAGTTCAGCGGAAGAGTGACAATTTCATCTGGGAAGGGTATGGCCAGAAAGTCATGTCTACGAGCTTATCAGCTCTCAAGGCTATTGACCAAAATGGTTCATACTCAACACAGGTGATGAATGACGCTCTTATGATGTGCATGAAACGCATGGGAAATATCAATTTCAATGCTGCTCAGGCCTTTGCAGAGAGGAAACAGACTGCCAACATGCTAATCAAGACTGTTAATCGGTTCGTGACATTCGCCGTTCTTTTCAGAAAGGGGAATTTCAAGGCCGCTAACAAGATCTTGGCTGGTCGTGACGGTTTGTTTGGCGCCAAAAGCGTCTTACTGCCGAAACGGAAAAGAGAATTTCTAACCCGAGAGCACTTCGCCAACGCTTGGCTTGAGTACTCTTATGGCTGGAAACCTCTTGTTGGAGATATCTACGGTGCTGCTGCTCTGCTTGCAGAGTCTTACAGCGTCCGTAGACCCCAGCGAGCGACTGCTACCAAAATATTCACGCGCGTTGAGAATCTATCTTATGGTCCGACCGAAGGCCTTCGTGGCACTGGGTCGGTTACCTCGGTATATTCTGCAAAGTGCGTTTTATATTGGGAAGTCGCAAGCTACACCCGCGACAGGCTTAAGTCTACTGGTCTTACCAATCCTGCTCTCTTGGCCTGGGAGCTTCTTCCGTATTCCTTTTGTATCGACTGGATTCTTCCCGTCGGTACTTATCTGGAAGCGGTTGGAGCATCTACAGGTCTAGAGTTCGTGAAAGGTTCTAACAGTTTACGTACAACCTGGAACGGTTCCGCAACGTCGTCGAGTGATAACAGTATATATCGTTTGACGGGTTCTTTCTCAGCACAGTTGGAGGCCGCGCAACTATATAGGGTTAAGTATCTTGCTTTCCCCTCAGTTCCGCTTCCTTCTTTCCGTATGGGATTGAATCTGCCACAAGTTACATCTGCTATCTCTCTTCTACAACAACTCTTTACGGGTAAAGTTACCCGTCGCTAAAGGAACCCCTAAATGGGTGCTATCACTAACATCACGCTCACGGATGCCGAATCGACGCCTGTGACGCATACTTTCAACCCAGGCCGTCAGGGTCTTGTTGGCCGTGACAGCGTCGCGGACTTCGAGGATCGTGCAGCAAACTCCGGCATTGCCGTGGGTTTCTACAAGATCCAGACGAAGTTCTCGCGCCCGTCCGCGGACCGCAAGTCCTACAAGGTTGGGGTGAAGATCTCGACTCCGATTCTGGAGACTGTCTCGAACAGCACGGTGTCCGGCATTGCGCCGGCCCCGACTGTTTCGTACATCCCCATGGTCAGTCTCGAGGTGGTGATCCCTGAGCGGTCGTCTCTGCAGGCTCGTAAGAACCTGCGGAAGATGGTTTACCAACTGTTGAACGATACTACTATTGTCAACATGGTCGAGAACCTTGACGTACCCTACTAATGTAGGGTGACGTCTAAGCGGAATACTTCTGTGAAGTATCTCGTTGTTCTCGCGCTCATCATTGCAACTTCAGCAGTTGCAATTTTTGCACTTTCGGTGCAGAAGGATCATCGTTATGCGATACCACAACAACAAAGTCTCCAACGAGGAGAGACAGGAAATTCTGAACAAACTGAGTGAGTTTGCATCCTCAGGTCAAGGACCGGAGTTTGCTTCGCTCACTAAAAGCTTGTTTAAGAAATTTGTCCCTCCAGGCCCA